CCAGCCACACCTGTAGCAGTTCCTGGTTGCATCTACACAGTAGGTTCAATCAACTCGTTAGTATCAGTTAATGCACCTTTGGCTAATTTCCCTATTCTTGCTAGAATAGGAGTTATGAATGCTATCTGGATGACCGATACAGTTAATACAACAATGCACGATATACATTTTCATATCGGCAACCGAGGATTTCCAACAAGTCCTTCACTCATTCCGATGATATAAGGAAATTTATAATGGCTTTAGTAAATAATGCGTCTGGTGTATATGCAACTTTAGGTTACAATTTTAGCGACCCTAATGGAAATGTGCCAAATTTTTCAACCGACACACAAAGTGTATTGAGTCAATATCCACCATTGATTAAGACTTGGCAAGCTCAAGATATCGCTAATAACAATGTAGGTTCATACTTTAAGAATCCTGTTTCAACAGCAGTCAACAATATTATTACAATTTCTAATCAAATATATGTTTTGGCAAACTCAATTGCCGGTAATGCAAATACTTCATATATTGGTACCGCAAACTTATATCCTTTGATTAGTTCATCAAATAATTTAAATGCTGTTGCTACATCTTTTCTGACTCATACGGACAAACTGTCTGGCGTAATTGCACTCAATGGTCAAACTGATGGTTCTACACAACCTTATTACAGAACAGCTGTTGCATATGGCAAACAAGCAATTTTATTGACAAACCAGACTGATGGTGTAACAAATTCTTCACCAATATTGGGTAGTATGACTAGTATTTTAGTTGGTCCTCAAATTAGCGCAAATTCAAACACTATGTCTGCGGACTATATCACATTAACTAACGGAATTAGTGGTAATAACATATCTAATAGTCAAGTTACACAAATCACAACAGATATGAACAATATTAACTCATTTCTATCCACCAGACAGTCTTCCGATGTGACTTTCTTTGGTAACGTGGTAAATTTGGTAAACAACTTCAATGCAACTCAACAATTTGCTTCAATGGGAGAAACCGAATCGTATTTGTGTAACAATTTAGTTGGTACGCCAAAATTGGTGTCAAGAATCAACTCATAAGGAAAATTCAAATTTTTGCGTTCCGGCCTAAAATTTCTCCGGCGCATATCCAAGAACCAAAAAAGCGATTTTACTCCTAGAACGATAATAAATAAAGAATGGCACTCAATCAAAAAATATACTCAGATATAGACTTCACTTTCACCAAACGTCCTGGTGTAGGAGATATTGCTTTGAGTTACGATAGTCAGGCGGTTATTAGGTCAATTCGTAATCTTTTGTTGACAAAACACTTTGAAAGACCATTTAATCCAAACTTAGGTGCCAATATTGATAGTTTGTTGTTTGAACCTATTTCTCCCATCACATCTTCATTGTTGGAAAACGAAATCAAATCAACAATACAAAATTTTGAACCAAGAGCCAAATTAAATCAAATTAATGTGACTCCTGATGCAGACCACAACGCTTATAATGTCTTTTTAAGTTTTTTCATAGAAAACGCAACATTACCAACGACAGTAACCCTCCTATTAGAGAGAAATAGATAAAATGGCAGGCGCAAATTCAAATATTCAAATTACGGATTTGGATTTTAACAAGATTAAAACCAATCTAAAGACATTTTTACAATCTCAAGACACACTTAAAGATTATAATTATGAAGGTTCTGCACTTTCTACTTTGTTGGACATTCTTGCATATAACACACAATACAATGCTTACTATTTGAATATGGTAGCCAATGAGATGTTCTTGGACTCAGCATTACTAAGAAGTTCTGTTGTATCTCAGGCAAAATTGTTAAATTATACACCAAAATCATCTCTTGCACCATACGCCAACATCAATTTAAACATCTACGGAGTTACTGATGCTTCTGTAACTTTGCCTAAATTCACAAGATTTCTATCAGAAGCAATTGATGGTGTAAATTATAACTTTGTTACAACCGATTCATACACAGTAAATACAGTTAGTAATACCGCTACATTTAATAATGTTACAATCAAACAAGGTATTCCAGCCTCATTAAAGTTTACTGTTGATGCTATTACCAATCCAACATACACATTTGAAATACCAGAAACAAATGTAGATACAACAACCATTACTGTTACAGTTCAACAATCAGGTTCAAACACAACTTTTGATACTTACACATTAGCATCAAACTATCTTTCTTTGAATGGTGATTCTCCTGTATACTTCTTACAGGAAAGTTTGACTGGCACTTATCAAATCTATTTTGGTGACGGTGTTCTAGGTAAAAAATTAGTAGATGGTAATGTAGTTAATTTCTCTTACATTGTTACTGATGGTACTGCTTCATATGGTGCCAATAGTTTTGTATTGATGGACACCGTTGCAGGATATTCAAACAATTCTGTTACACCAGTCACATCAACAACTCAAGGTTCTGCAAAAGAATCTATTAGTTCTATCAAGTTTCAAGCACCTAAATCTTATGCCGCTCAAGGTCGTGCTGTTAGCAAAAACGACTACATCACACTCATCAAACAAAACAATTATGGTATTGCTTTAGATGCTGTGAATGTATGGGGTGGTGAAGAAAATACTCCGCCTGAGTATGGTAAAATCTTTGTTTCAGTCAAACCAACCGGTGGTTATACATTGACAGATAATCAAAAACTGGTATTGGTTAACGATGTCATCAAGCCTATTTCCGTGTTGACTGTTGTACCTGAAGTTATTAGTCCAGATTATGTTTATCTGGTCTTTACATCAAATGCTTTGGTTGACTTTAAAAAGACAACGTTAACATCTTCACAAATATCAGACTTGATAACTCAAGGTGTTAAAACATTCTGTAACACAAATTTAAATACTTTTAACTCCACTTTTGTTATTGGTGATTTAATTACTTACATTCAAGGCTTGAATAAAGCCATCGTTTCAGTTGACTTTAACTTATATTTGCAGAAACGATTAGTACCAACATTTGGCTCAAGTCAAGATTACACAATCAAATTTGGTAATGCTTTGCGTAGAAGTTATGGACTAGAAGGTGTTTCTATTACACCATCTTTCTCACAATATGATTCGTCTGGTAATTTTTATTCAACAGTATACCTTGAAGAATCTCCAGATAATACAACAAATATTGATTCAATAAAACTTGTTTCTGGTGGTTCAGGATACACTTCACCTATAATTACAATTTCTGGTGATGGCAGCGGTGCAACTGCAACCGCAACAGTAGTGAATGGAATTATTACTGGAATCACCGTTACAAGTGGCGGTGCAGGTTATACACAAGCAGTCGTTGTGATTTCCGATTCAACAGGTAATGGTGCAGCTGCAACTGCGGTTTTGCGTGGTAATTATGGTTCACTCAGAAGTTATTATTTCTTAAATGGTGTTAAAAACATTCTTGCTGGTGCCACACATACAAACAATGCTGGTACAATAGACTATGATAACGGTATTATTACACTCAGTAATTTTGCACCGACTGCTCTCAATAACAACGATGGTATTATGCGTTTTAATGCTGGTGCATCTAATAGAATTGTTTCTTCAAGTTATGACAAGATTATTACATTGGATGTAAATGACCCAACAGCAATCACAGTTAATGTAACGGCAAAATAATTCATGTCTTATTTAAATAAAACATCGTTACTGGTACCTTCACAGTTACCTGAATTTGTTCGTGATGATGCGAATTACCAGAACTTTGTCACATTTTTAAAAGCATACTATGAATGGACAGAACAACAAAATAATGTTTTGTATGGTTCAAAGAATCTGCTTTCTTATACTGATATTGACACAACATTAGATGACTTTATCAAATATTATCGTGATGAGTTTCTAGCTTTCTTTCCAGAAGGTTCTTTAGTTGATGAAAGAAAACTTACCAAGATTGCCAAAGAACTGTACCAGACTAAAGGTACGCCTGCATCGTATGAGTTCTTGTTTCGTGTTCTTTACAATTCACAAGTTAACTTATACAATACTAGAGATTATGTTTTCCGTGCCTCTGATGGTAAATGGATTGTAACT